TTCCATCATGGATACCTTGCCGTCCGCAACAATAGCTGCTACTTCGGCTTGCAGGGCTTTGTCGGTCTCATACTGTTTTACCAATTGTTCGACTGTTGCCATATTGTTCACCTCCATAATCGATAAGTTCAGTATATCAGGTTTTCTCCGTTATGAACGGAAAAACAAATAATATGTGTCCGTGAAATAAGTCTCAAGAAATTGAAATTGATAGGGCACCCCTTTCGGAGCGCCCTTCGTATTGCATGACACGTTACCAGAATGACGGGAGAGGAAATCATTCGTGCCATGCAATTCTTTATTTCAAGAGTAACAGAGATTTGTGACCTATTCAGTAACTATTACTTCATGTTATGAAAGAATTCTGCAAGAAAAGGAGGGGACTTATGACATTTACACGGAATTTAAGAAAAGGTACTTCCGGCGAGGACGTGCTTTTTTGTAAGCAAAGGCTCCTAGAGCTTGGGTTCTACGGGGATCATATTACAACGGTGTCGAGGAAGACGTTCGGCGCAGACACGTTGGAGGCTGTGAAGCGGTTTCAGGCCCAAGCTGCGCTGACTGTTGACGGAGTGATTGGGAAAGACACGTGGGCGGCTCTGATTGACGGCACGATTACGGAGACGGAACCGGTCATAAAAGAGACCGTATCGGGAAAAGCGAACGCGATCTGTGCGCTAGCACTGACAAGGATTGGCGACCTGTATGTTTGGGGCGCATCCGCTTTAACCGATCTTTCTGACGCGAAGATCAAAGCAATGGACGACGAGTACGTGCGTGCGATCACGTTCCGCGATAGCCAGTATAAGGCAGGATTCGCCGACCTCATGGCACATGACTGCTCTGGCTTTCTTTCCTGGCTCATGCGTGAGACAGGGGTTTGGGACGATCGAAAGAACTGCGATGGGCTTTGGGCGCTGTGCGACGTGGTTGCGCGCAATGAACTGATCGCCGGTGATTTCCTGTTCCGAAACAGCTCGACGAATGCCAACGATGAAACGCATGTGGGGCTTTATCTGGACCGTGGCATGGTCATCCACGCGAAAGGGCGTGACGTAGGTGTCGTTGTGGAGGGAATCAATCAAGGCGGAAGCGGGTATTGGCATAAGTGCGGCCGCTGCAAGCTTCTATATAAATAGAACGGAGAGGAACGGATATGGAATACTTCGGTGAGATCATATCGGGAGTGTTCGCCCTGCTAGTCGTATGGCTGCAGGTGCGTATGACGCGCGACCGAAAACAGACGGAGAAACGCGCAGCTATTCGCGCAAAGGAATCGAAGCTCGCCATGAAGATGCAGGATGCGAGTCTGTCGCTTTCGCTTGCGACTTGTATCGCCGTAGAGCGTGGCGAAACAAATGGCGAAATGAAGACCGCGCGGGAGAAAGCGAAAACCGCGCAAGAAGAATATGAAGATTTTGTCCACGAGCTTGCCTCGGAGCAGGCTACATCTATCTAAAAAGGGAGGAAAAACAATATGAAAAAGAAACTGATTCTGGTCCTGATCGCGCTCCTGATGCTCACGTTGCCCGCCGTCGCGTTGGCGGATACGGGCGGAACCGCAGACGCAACGGTCACCGAAATCCTGATCGAGAATGCCGTGAACATCGCCGCGGCATTTTTTATTGCGCTGATCGGCGTGTTTGGCGCGTGGCTGACCGCGAAACTTGGCAAAGCGACCCAACTCGATAACGTGAACCATGCGCAACAGGAACTGATCAAGCTCGCGCAGATCACGGTTGGCGAGCTGAAACAGACCGTCGTCGACGGAATGAAAGCCGCGCACAAAGACGGCAAGCTGACCAAGGAAGAGATCGCGCAACTCGGGCAACTGCTCTACAAAAAGACCACCGCGAAACTTTCCGCGTCGGCGATGGATGTACTGACCGCCGCTCAGGTCGATATCTCCGCGCTAATCACGGGCACGGCGGAACAGCTGATTGCGGGCATGAAGTAAACAACATATCGGGGAATGGGAGCGTCTTTCGAGGCGCTCCTTTTTTCGTATTTGGAGGATACGATGACGGAACAAAACAAAGCTGGTATCAGCCGTCTCAGGCTTGCGGGATATAGCTATACACAGATCGCGGGAATACTGCATCAATCCCGGAACACAGTGAAATCCGTTTGCCAAAGGTATGGCTTTCAGCCGGGGGTAACGCTTGAGATTGAGAAAGAATCGGGCGTTTGCCAGAACTGCGGGATACAAATCATTCAGACGGAAGGGCAGAAACATCGAAACTTCTGTTCTGATGCTTGTCGCCGCGCTTGGTGGAAAACGCACCGGGACTTAGGCAAGAAAAAGACGGCGGTTCAGGTGCGGTGCGTATTCTGCGATCGCATGTTTGAGGATTACACCCGGAACCATAGGAAATATTGCTGTCATGGCTGCTACATACGCGATCGTTTTGGGGAGAAAAAGCGGCATGACAAACGAGCAGTTTGAACGGGAGATGCGCTACCGTGTTTCGATGGCGGCCGCGAACAGTATGCTCCGCCAAGGACTAATCAATCAAACCGAATACGACGGCTTCAATCGAATTATGGTCGAAAAACATCGGCCACTGATCGGCTGTCTTTTGTTAAAATCTTCCGTTGATAAACACCGCGAATCGAGCTAATATGCCACATGACAGGAGAGCGGATATGAATCGTGTGGTTCGTAAATTAAAGCCAACGATCCCGGCAATCCCACAACGGATACGGGTTGCCGCTTATGCTCGCGTTTCCAACGACAAGGAGTCCATGGTGGAATCCCTAGCGGCGCAGGTCGGGTATTACAGCGCGCACATCCAACGAAATCCGCAATGGATCTACGTCGGTGTTTACGCGGACGAAGGCTTGACGGGCACGAAGGATAACCGGCCGGAGTTTCAGCGGTTGATCGCCGATTGCTATGCGGGAAATATCGACATGGTGATTACGAAGTCTCTCAGCCGGTTCTCGAGAAACACGCTGGATACGCTGAACATACTGCGGGAACTGAAACAAAAGGGTGTGGATGTGTTCTTCGAACGAGAGAACATCCACAGTAATTCAGGGGATGGCGAGCTGATGCTTACCATCCTCTCTTCTTTTGCGCAGGAGGAGAGCCGATCCGTTTCAGAAAACTGCAAATGGCGGATACGCGAGAAGATGAAACAGGGCGAACTGGTCGGGTTAAGGGATATGTACGGCTATGTGATTGAGCGCGACCGTGTTTCCATAGAACCGCATCAGGCTGAGATCGTACGGCAGATTTTCGATTGGTATATTTCCGGAGATTCCAGCGTGGTAATCGCGAGGCGGCTGAACGCGGCAGGAGAGTTGACGCTGAACCATGCCGCATGGAGCGCGAAACATGTCCGCGAAATCATTACAAACGAAAAGTACACGGGGAACGCTCTTCTGCAGAAATCCTACATCACCGATTATTTGAGCAAACGCAAGAAACGAAACCATGGACAAGTTCCTCAGTATTATGTAGAACAGTCGCATCCGGCTATCATCGATAACGATACGTTCGCGACGGCGCGAGAGTTGCTCAAATCGGCTGGCGAACGGAATAAACCGAACAGCCCCGCTAATGCGCGATATCCCTTTACCGGCAAGATTATCTGTGGTAATTGCGGGAAGAACTTCCAGCGGAAGACGACGAAAGGGCGCGTTAGCTGGCTCTGCGCGACCTATTTGGAGCATGGAAGGAGCGCTTGCCCAGCGAAACAGATACCGGAAGCGGCGCTGCTGGACGCTTGCGCGGAAACGCTCAAATTACCTTCTTTCGACGAAGTTGAGTTTCGGAATAAGATATCAAGAATCGAGGTCACGGGAGTCAACTCACTGAGATTCGTTTTTACAGATGGAACCGTACGTATAGTGGTGTGGAAAGACCGTTCCCGCTCCGAGAGTTGGACGGATGAAATGAAGCATGCGGCAAAAGAGAAATCACTGGCGATTAAGGAGGCTCTGAACGGTGGAAGCAATCCAGAAACGGGTAACGAAAATTGAGCGAACAGCTGTCGCATTGGGCGAAAACAATGTTCGGCCTCTTACGAAACGGCGCGTCGCCGCATATGCGCGGGTATCGACCGACAGCGACGAACAGTTCACGAGCTTCGAAGCGCAGGTCGATTATTATACCCGCCAGATCGCCGTTAACCCGGACTGGACGATGGTCGAGGTCTATACGGACGAAGGGATCACCGGCACGAACACGAAAAAGAGAGATGGTTTCAACCGTATGATCGCGGATGCCCTTGCGGGGAAGATCGACTTGATCATAACGAAGAGCATATCGCGCTTTGCTAGGAACACAGTTGACACGCTGACTGCGGTTCGGCAATTGAAGGATAAAGGCGTCGAGGTGTTTTTCGAGAAAGAGAACATCTACACGATGGACTCCAAGGGCGAGTTGTTGATTACGATCATGAGCTCATTGGCGCAGGAGGAGAGCCGATCGATCAGCGAGAACGTAGCGTGGGGTAAGCGTGCAAAATGCGAAGAGGGGAAGGTGTACCTGCCTTACAAGCAGTTCCTAGGATATGAAAAAGGGCCGGATGGTCAGCCGCGGATTGTTGAAGAGCAGGCGGAAACGGTTCGGCTTATTTATAAGCTCTTCCTTGATGGATTGATGCCCTCTGGTATTGCAAAAAAGTTGACGGAGCGGGGGATACCGTCTCCTGCGGGCAAGCCGGTTTGGTATTCGGGTACGGTGGAGAGCATCCTCACGAATGAAAAGTACAAGGGCGACGCGCTACTACAGAAAACCTTCTGCGTGAATTTTCTGACCAAAGAGATGAAGCGGAACGAGGGTGAATTGCCGCAATACTATGTGGAACAGAGCCACCCTGCGATCATTTCACCTGAGGTGTTTGACGAGGTTCAGCAGGAGTTGAAGCGCCGCCGTGAAGCCCGATACGTTGGTAGGAGCGGGTGTTTTTCCAGCAAGATTATCTGCGGAGAATGCGGCAGTTATTACGGCCGTAAGGTTTGGCACAGTACGGATAAATACCGAACTGTGATCTGGCGCTGTCAGCACAAATATGATAATGGCGAACCATGCAAAACGCCGCACGTGACCGAAGATCAGATCAAGGCGGCGTTTGTAGCCGAGATGAACCGTGTAATCGCAAATAAGGATCAGGTGCTGGCTGACATCAGGGCGCTTATTACGTCGTTGACCGATATGCGTGAACTTGAAGAAAAGGAAACCGCTGTGAGTAAAGAGTTGGAAGCGGTGTCCGAGTCGATACGCAAGCTGGTTGATGCCTACGCTCATGCGCTGATCGAGCAGACCGAATACGATGATCGATACGCGGAACTTCTGGCGAAAAGCCATGCGATTGAGGAACGGATTGCTGAGATCGGGGAACAGCGCGGGCAGCGGAAGGCAAGGAAGCGCGAGCTGGATGCGTTTTATAGGGCGCTGAAGGCGACGGGGCCTATTCTGGAGTTCGATGAGGAACTGTGGAATGCGGCGGTGGAGAGATTGATTATTCGAGCGGAGGGAAAATATGAGTTTATTCTTCATGCTTAGTGCACTTTAGGAAGACATTGATAATTATGATGCCATGCATTTGGTTAGTATCGCTATATATTTCATTCGCGTTAGCGTTCGAATTATT